TCCGCCAGTAACTTCTGTGCCTGTGTCTGCGTCTGTAGGGTCTGTTGTATATAATGCTACATATACTGTAGTAGGTGCTGTGTAAGATGTTGCTCGTAGAGTTACGTTTATTAAAGCGTTCTCTAAATAATTACTCATTTCTGCCATGATATTTTCCTATGCGATTGTTATTGTTAAAGGACTGCTTCCATACTCACTAGAATCATCTGAAGTTGATAAAGCTATTACGCCTCTATCATAAAGAGTAGCCCAAGTTTGTAATCTTGCGTCATTTAGTAAGTAAGGCTCTGCTTCACCTAATGCACCATAAAGAAGTAGGTCTGGGCAAGTAGCCAAGAATACATTAGATGATACAGATGTACTGAGTTCTGTAGGTGCTGCGTAATAAAGCATAGAAAGTGTGTAAGCACTATCAGGTACAGGTGCAAAAACAAACTCTGCTGCTAGTATTGAGTATTTAGAAGGTCTACCTGATTCTGTTGTTCTAGCGTTAGCGTAAAAGTTACTAGGACTTAAATACTCTATAGGTGTTGCAGGGTTAGTAGATAAGTGTAAATCTCTCATTGCTAGAAAGTCACTAGGCAAGGCTACAGTAGCGTCTGCTGCTGTCATAGTTGCTGTTACAACCTTAAGCATTTGTCTAATACGCAAATCTCTTTTAAGTCTTTTTTCTGCTAGTGTAATAAAGTCTGGGATTTGTGCTGTTAGATCTGTACGAGCTAAGTAATCAGCTACAGATGCTTTTAGTTCTGTGTATGTTGTAAATGCCATTATACTGTGCCTTCTCGTGTACGAAACACTCTGTTATCTGGGTCATTAAGAAATTTTCTAAAGCCTTTTTGGTCTATGACATGGAAGCCACGCATAATACCTTTTTTGTTTAATTCGTCAAAGACAGTCATAGGAATACTTGCTATCTTGTTATCAAATATATCATCACCCCAACGAGTGCGTTTATCTGTATATTTGCGTTGATTGTGATTGTCCTCAATAATATCTGTAATGTCTTGTCTAGTTTCAATTACTAAACCATCATCAGTATCATGGACAACGTTTGTTCTAAATGTTGTAGGTTGCATATTAAAATGTCACTATAAAAAGAATGACAGAGGTGTAAGTATGACCTACAACCTCTGCACTCAATAACGGAATAAATTCCATTAAGTTATAACTACTCTGCTAAGTCAGCAATAATTGCGTGAGCACCTTGATTCTTAACTTCTAGTGTATATTCTACTAAAAGTTGAGTTACATCAGCGTCACCAGATTTAGCCAATTCATTTGTTTGGAATGGGCGTAAATATGCAACTGCTGCGTACTCAGGGTCAAGAACAAATGCTTGTTCACCACTGTCACCAGAATCTGCAGTCATGAATCTGTTAGGAACAACAGATAATGTACCGAAGTCTGATAAGTAAATATCAGCAGCACCAATAATTGTAGTAGCTTTGTTAGAAGGTGCCATGTAACGTTGAGCTGCAACACCTGTAAATGCAGATACATTTACTTTTTGTGTTGGAGTTGTCATAAGAATAGTTGGAGTACCACCATTCGTATATGCAGATTTAACTGCATTTTTAAGCATTGTTTCTGTGAAAGCTGCATCTGTACCAGATACACGAGCTGTAGTGCCTAATGAACCAGCAGTACCGTTAGTGCCACCAACGTAGTTAGAATTTAACCAAGTTTGTAGACCACCAAGTGTACGAGCTGTAGTAGCATTACCTGCTGATGCAACTGTGTTGTTTAAAAGTGCTTTTTCCATATCACGTTTAAGTTCGCTAGAAACTTTAGCTAATTGGTAAGCCTTTTCAGATTTACGACCAGCTTTGTTTACTGCTTCCATAGTGCCAGAAATCTTAATTGTCTTTTCAGAAATTTGAGTTCTGTTACCTACGCGTGTTGTTGGAGTTACTGTAATATCAGAAGCTGTTGCACCTTCAACTGCTGCATTAGCTGCTGCGGCTGCAAGTGAGTCAAGTTGCCATTCGTGATATGTTGCTGTTGCTTTTGTTTTACCAATAGAACTCATAAATGGAGTTTCTGTTGGTGAGATGTTGTAAATAACATCTGTTAAATCTTCTCTAAGACCGATAGCGGTATAGGTTTGGAACGTTGCCATGATTTTTTCCTTATTCTAAAAATTGTTCAAATAAAGCTGCGGCATCTCGGACTCTGCCTGTTTGTCGCAACTGCTGTGATTGTTTCTTTATTGTTTCGGTGCTATTTGCTTTTGTATTAGCAGAACCAGCCTTCAGCATTTTAGGTGCTTCATTGACTTTTTTGGTTACTGATGGCTTTGACTTTTGTAATTTGTCATACATCATAGCCTTATGCAAAGTAACAACGTGCCTAGAGTCATAGACTTGAGATAACTCTTCGTCTGTAAAACCAAGCGTTTTGCCATAGTTGCGAATTTCCTTACGGACTGTTTCGCCTTTGGTTGGATCTGAAAACTCTGGTAGGACTGCGGTTAGCTTTTGTGCTTCTTGAGCAACTCTTTGTTGCATGGCTTGAGCTTGTTCAGATTGTTGGATTTGTCCAATTCTGTACTGCTCTGCTCTTATAGCATTAAGTTGGTCTTTCTTTTCAGAAAGTTCAGCCACTTTAACAGCATATCCGATAGGGTCGTTTTCCTTTAGGTAAGATAAATCTTCCTGTGGCGTCTGTGAAGTTATAAATTGCTCTATAGCTTGCAGACGTTGAGCATATGTATCTCTCGCATACTTGGCTTCTTCTATTGCTGCACGTTCAGCTTCATTAGCCTTACGTTGTTCAGCAACTTCAGTAGTCTTTTTAGTGTAGTCAGCACCAAGTTGATAACCTTTAACTAATTCATCAAGGGTAACTTCCTTTTCTTCGCCAGCAGCTTTTACCTTGTAGCGAGGTTGTTCCTCTTCTTCAGTTTCATCATCTTCTTGTTCTTTTTCAGTAGCCTCTACTTCTTCAACTTCTTCAGTTTCTTCTGTTTGTGGCTCTGCTTGTAGAGCTTCTGCTTCTAATGATTCTTGTTCTACACCTTCTGATTCCTCTTTCGAGTTCGCTGGTGTATTCATTAAACCTTCAAACGCATTGGCTGCTTGTCCTACTGTAAGCGTGCCACTTCCATCTTCTGGAGTCATGGTTGTTTCACTCATTTTTATTTCCTATGTTTCCACTAGGGGTGGTAGCCCATTTTAGAATTGTCTAAAATATGTTCCATCGTTTACTCTTAATATCGCTAGTTTTAGCAATGCCTTCAAGAGTATTGATGAGTTCGTTTATACAAGCTATACGGTTGTATGCTTGTTCTCTAACTTCGTAATCTGTTTGGTTAGAGTTAATAATAGTTTGTAAGTGATTATCTGTTATTTCTTTAATGACTTCTTGGAAATACTTGTCGTTTAAAAAGTTAGCTATTGCTTGTGTTTTATCCGACATTCATATCGCCTTTTTGCATTTCATTAAACTTAGATAATGCCTCTATAATAATTTTAGTTTGGTCACCACGAGTTTTTTCTGCATCATTTTCTGCATCTGCTTGCATTTTCATTTCTTGCATTTGTAACTCAAGCTGTTTACGAGCATTTTCTATTTGCATTTGTTCACGTTCTAACTCTAGTTTAGCCATTTCTGTTCTAGACCTGAGGTCAGCTTTTTCACGTTCTACTTGTGCTAAGATTTGTGTAGCTTCTACGTTAGCATCTACTTTAGGTGGGGTAGGTTGTGAGAACTGTTCATTTTGTTCTGGAGTAATTTCATTCATAAATGCAGTTGCATCTTTAAATCCAGCCATATTAATAAACTTAGCTAATGTATCTCTATATTGTTTAATAGAGACAAGTGGATTAGAAAGTCCATAACCTTGTATAATTTCTTCTTGTTTAGAAAGAATCATTTGCATAGTAGCAAGTTGCTCTTGACGAGTTCCTGTACCTAAGCCAACGTTAATAGAAACATTGTATTGATCGTTCCATTCTCTTGGATTAAATGGTATAAATTTGCCATTTAAACGAATCACACGCTCTTTATCTTGATACTTGCATAGTAACTGTAGGATTCCTTTGAAAAGGCTCTTAACACCTGTTTCTGCAAAGATACGGGCTATTAATTCTAGCTTACCTGCACTTGCTTGTGACATTGCTGACACAGCAGCAGCCGTTACGTTTTGTAGTATGTTAGGGTCAATACCATTTTGTGAGTCTGATACACCTGTACGTCTTGCTTGTATGCCATCTAAGTACTCTAACATTGGGAAAGACTGTGCTACGTTAGATTGAACAGTCATAGGCACAATGGCGTTAGGATTCTTAATACGAACTACACCACCTGCTGTAGATGTTAGTAAATCATCAAGGTTTACTTGTCCTTCTACTGCACCTACACGATAATTGTTTGTAAGGTAGAGATTATCCAACATTTGTCTTACAACTGTAGACTTAATAAGCTGTAAATCTAGTGCTCTGTCTGCTAAAGACTGACCATAGAACTTATGTGGGATAGGAATAGGACAAATAGAGTGGAAAGGTACATAATCACAGTCCATATCCTCTAGAATCTCGTGAGAAGCGTATACTACACGTCTTAATTCAGCAACACCATCATTATTGTAGTCAGTTTTTATGTAACATTCGTACACTTCTATGATTTCCATAGATTCATCTTGTGAACCCATAGAGTCTC